GAAAGTTTGGCAGATAGAGATATCACAAAGTTCGATGCAGTTACTGAGCGCAGGTGTTATGAAGTGTTTACGCACTTAACGTATTTAGCCGATTACGTGTATGTGCAGAAAATGGAAATGAAAAAACGCAATAGATAATGACTAGCTACAATTACAGCTATAACGTTCTCATCAATCGCCTGGAAGCATTTGCTGCCGGGCATTTCTTGATTAAGCGATTCACTCATGGTCAAATTGATTTAGCTGACCAGCTACAAGACGATCAGTATCCGTTCATGCACGTAACACCTGATACTATCACACCTGTGCAGGGCGGTATGCAGTTTGGCTTTATGATCATGTTTGCTGATATCCCACGTGATAAAGAATACAAGGCAGAATACCAGCGTGAAGTAATAAGTGATTGCGTGCGCTTAGGGCAGGACTTGATAGCAGAAGTGCGTAACGGATTGCAGTTATTTGGTTTCGATGTGCAGTTGGTAAACAATCCAACGTTTGAACCTTTCATCGAAGAATACAAGAACACAGTAACAGGTGTAGCTTTCACTATTCAGTTAGAAGTGCCTTGGGATTGGTCTGCGTGTGATATTCCTGCAGTATGGACAGTAGGCGGTGCATCAAGTGGTGGTAGCGGTACCGGGTATGGCATTACACTTCGCACAAATGGCGTAGATAACGCAGTTCAAAATATACTGGACTTAGTAGAAGGCACGAACATAACCATAACCGATAACGGTGATGGAAGTGTAACCATTGATGCAGCAGGTGGTGGGGGTGGTGGTGGTGAATATGTTAGCACCGAATGGAATGCTAACCACACTACAGCGCAGGGCAATCCTTATCAAGTAGGTGATAGAGTATGGTATAGCGGTAGCGTGTACAGATGCATTGCAAACAATGATGGTATTAACCCTAGCAACCCATCATATTGGACATTACAAGCGGTAGGTTATCGTTTGCGTCAAACACCAGTTGACTGGAATGCATCCACAGGTGACTATCAAATACTGAATAAGCCAACACTTGCAACAGTTGCCACTACAGGCGATTACAATGACTTGTCAAATCTGCCAACCATACCGACAACGTTGGAAGATTTGTTAGCTGGTAACGCTGCGAAAGATTTAATTCAATACGATGGCACACAATGGCTGGCAATTAGTGGTCTTGCAATAGATGACTTATTAGATGTGTCGATTGGTGCTGTAGCAAATAACGACGCATTAATTTACAATACAGCTGCAAACGAATGGCAAAACCTACAACTTGGTGCAGTTGCATATTCGAATGACTACAATGATCTTGATAATCTGCCTTCTATTGGTAGTGGCACAGTCACATCGGTAGGGCTTACCATGCCTGCGCCAAGCAATGCAGCGTTTACAGTTAGCGGTTCACCTGTAACTACATCAGGAACACTTGCAGTTGCAGCTAATGGCACAAATGATCAGTATATAGATGGTACAGGAGCATTGCGAACCTTTCCATCTACAGGTGGTGGTGGTGGTCAAATCTTCTACTTTAATGGTAACGTATCGCAGGGTACAATAGGCGGTAATGCCTACTATGAATTAGGCACAGCTGCTAACACAGGACCAGCAGCAAACTTTACACGTGCAACTACAGGCGTTATTGCTCGTTTCATTACTGATGTAGGCTCACCTAACCATACAATCATACCTGCAGGTGTATGGACTATTGATGTGTATTTAAGTGAAACAGGTGGTGGTGCTAACCATGCGCAGATACTTGCAAAGCTTTACACATACAATGGCAGCACGTTCACGCTAATTGCCACTTCCATTATGGAAGAAATCACAAACGGCAACGTGCCTGATTTGTACAGCTTTACTATTTCAGTGCCGACCACAGCAACAGCTGCAACAGATCGTGTGCATATTGAATTCGATATTCAAAACACGAATGGTAAGACTGTCACTCTTTACACTGAAGATGGCAAGATAGGTGAAGTGCATACTACCTATGCAATCGGTTTAAGTTCTTTGAATGGCTTAACTGAAAGCACGCAAAATTTCGCAGTAGGTACATCGGGTACTGACTTTGCAATCAGTAGCGCAGGCAGTACACACACGTTCAATTTACCAACGGCATCAGCGTCAAATCGTGGTGCTTTAAGTAGTGCGGATTGGTCTACGTTCAATGGTAAGCAAAACAACATAGGACTAACAACAGTAGGTACTAACCTTGCTACTCTAACCAATCCTAACGCCATTCGATATTTGAGAGTGAATGCAGATAATTCGGTTAGTAGTATTAGTGCTGCACAACTTGCAACCGACTTGTCCATTGTGGCAATGCAAACGGCAATACTGGCAAATGCATTTACAAATGTCGGAACTGGTTTCGAAAGTGTAACCGATTTATCTTTTGCGGTAACTGCAAACAAGACATATAAGTGGCGTGCTACATTCTCATTCACTGCTACTGCAACTGCTACATTTAGCATTACAGGACCAGCTTCACCAACATTCAATACCTATCGTTATATCGTATCGAATGCTGCAACTACTATAACTATTTTTAATGGTACTGCTTATGACGCTGGAACAAATGCTGCAATGAGTAGCAATGGAATTGTGACTGGTGAAGGAATGATTCGACCAACGGCAAACGGAACGGTAACCATTCGTGTTAGGTGTGCAACTGCTGCATTATTAACCCTGAGAGCAGGTTCAACAATCGAATATCAAGAAGTATTATAATATGAGAAACATACAACCATTAGAGATTTGGAGTAATGGCGATACTAAAATTGCCGAATGTTTGAAACTATACATCAGTTACGATGATCTTGAAAGTAGAGCAGCTTTGCAATACATGCTATGCGATGTGGAAGGCACAATCATTTACGAAGGTCAAGTATTAATTGATGGGGATACCTATTTAAATTGGGGTGCAACCAGTGATTCCAATACAGAAGCATATATCATTGCAGCAACACAGCTTAACTTGACATTAGTATAATGGCAAGTGAATTCGACCAAATACTAAACGAATATGCAGCAACTGTAGTCGAGCGTGCGCAATCTAATTTACGCATCAAACGCAGGGTGCGTGGTAAGACCGTTAACCGGGTATCGTCTGGTAAATTGCTTAATTCATTAACCTATAAAATACGTGTGCGTTATGGTAAACCAACTATTGATTTTACTGTAGATAATGACGAAGCAGGTAAGTATGCGGATGTAATAGAATTTGGGCGCAAGCCGTATCCAGGGCAACCAACTAAACGCCCACCTTATAAAGACATCATGAACTGGATACGCATTAAGCCATTAAAGCTTCGGAATCGGCAAGGTGAATTTATCAAGTCCACAGAGAGCGCAATTAAAAGTGCTGCTATAGCTATTGCAAAAAGTATTGGCGAAAAAGGTATTGAAGGTATCAACTACTACGGAGAAGCAATCGACGATACGTGGGATGATTACAAGGATAAGCTAATGAATGCTTACATAAAAGATATTGAAAATAGATTACTCTTAAACAAAAGATAAATGGCATTAACAATTATAGATGAGCCATTCAACTGGGTGGTGCGTGGTCAAAAGATTATGTTGATTGCAGATAGTGACGAAACAGCACAGCCGGGCTTTCGTTATGGTCTTGCAATTACGATAGATGCAAAGACTTATAACTTCTATTTAGCACCAGCACCTGATGGTAATATGTACTTTGACATTGCGCCACTGGTTGACGATTTACGCAATGAACAGCATCATTTTCATTATGGTTTTGGTATAGATGATCAAAGTAAATACCTATTAAGCGCATCCATAACCGAATGGTGGTTAGTTGCAGGTGTTCTTACGGAGAACGAAGGCAGCGAAGTAACTATGACAGGGCGTATTGTAATCAATGGTTACTATCAGGTGTACGATGGGTACAAGCCAAATCCTGAAGTGGGTACAGATCGTATCAAATATGTATTGCAGTTTAGTAAAAACTACGCCATGAGTGATAGACTGTACACCACACATGCATGGTATCTGTCAAATACATGGGGTGTGGGCAATCCAACTGTAGATAACGTAGTTTGGATACCATCATTTGAAGACGATTATGGCACATTGAGCATACCGGGCAATGCTACATTTATGTTTAATAACCTAGTAGATAACATGCGCATGGTGTTGTACAAAGCCAATGGAACAACTGTAAATGATACTATTGCACTAAGTGGTTTTGGTATTGAAACACTTGGTGTTTATCCTGGTAACTTGAATGATTGGGCAGGTATTAACTGCAAGCCAAATCAAACGGCTAATCCTGATTGGCGTTTCTATGAAGTATTCTTGCGCACAGGCACTACGCAATCGAGTGTAAAGTATAGATTTTACAATGCAGCCGTTTATGGGCAAAAGGATTGTTTAAATGATAAGATTCGATTGGGATGGGTAAACAGTCGTGGTGGATGGGATTACTTCAACTTCATAAAGAAGTCCGAAATGACTGATGAAATTGAACGCAAGAAATATCGAAAAGTATTATTTAATGGTACTACCAGCGTGTTTGATAAAGAAGATAGGGGATTGTTTGAGCGCAGAAACTTAGTGCAACAGGTGCTAACTGTTACCAGCGACTATATTCAGGAAGGAGAGTTTTTGTTTTTGCGTTCGCTTCTAGTCAGCAATCAAGTTGTTTGGCTTACTACTGATTTCGGTGGTAACAACATTGCGCTACCTGTCAACTTAGATGAAACAAATTACATCGAGCGTAAAACTAGAGATGGCAAGCAATACAATGTATCTTTTAAAGTAAGAATGGCTAACGAATACTGGACATAATATGAACGGAGAAGTACAATTGATAGTCCGTTCAGGACAGCTTATAGAAGGTGTTGTTATCGAACCCATCACAGGACCAGGTTCAAACAAGATAGGCGTTAACTATTTTGATGGCATTGAAAATTTAGTTGGAATGCCTATCACCATTATCGATTCAGCATTGAACGAATACAATGGTGGTTTAATTAATCAGGTTGATTTCGGTTCGGTTTTCCCGGGGTTGTGGAATATATATTATGATAATTCCATAGTGATAGACTGGTCATTGGGCGCAACATTTCGAATCAACACAGCTACCGAATACTATTTAGATTTATTCGAAAATGAAAGCATATCGCAGAACTGGAAGTTTCAAGATTTGTCAAACTTCACAGCGCAAGGTGCATTCTCACGTGAATTTCGTGTGCCATTTAGCGAAACTAATAAGAAGGCATTGGGCGCATTGTTCGATAACAATGTAGAACAGGGAGCGCAAAACTATTTCTTCTACAAGTTGCCTGCGGAAATACGTGTTGATACCTTACCAATAGCTAACGGTTATTTGCGTGTTCGCAAAGTCTATAAGCAGATGGGCAAAATCAACGAAGTAGAAGTTGCCTTCTATGCTGAAACGCCTGATTTAGTACGCACCATTGGCGAAAAAAAGCTGAGCGATATAGCTGCGCTTGCAGACTTGAATGAAGCAGTAACATATGCCAATGTAACCACACATACGCCTGATAGAATTTGGTCATTATGTGACAGGGCGCAGAAGTGGTCAAATGATGGAAGCGCAGGTTCACGCCCGATACGCAATGCAAGCACACCCATATTCCCTGCCGATCTCACACCATCGGTTAGTTGGTGGTTTCTTCTTCGTAATATCATAACGGAAGCAGGCTTTGACCTTGTAGCTTCTTCACTTGAAAATATCATTGAAGATTACTACATGCCTTTCTGCAATACTGCACAGTTACAAAATGAAAACGGAAGCAATCAGTTTTTCTTTGCAGCATATCCACCCACGAATGTAAATGTGCCTTATGGTGCATGGACAGGAAATCCAACCATGACTAATTTAACTGAAGTATTCGATAATAATAGTTCATTTGATCCAGTCTTAGGATATTATACAGCAGCAGCTGGTGGGCAATTTACATTTTTTATAAATCTAGTATTTCAAACAGCAGGCGCAGGTCCATTAGTAGCATATACAGCAATAGAGCCAAGATATTATTTAATAAGTGGAGCTAACGTAACTAATTTATCACTGCCAACATTTTCATACAATATCAATCCAGCTACAGGAACAGGAACAGGTACATTAAATACTTCGATTGAATTAACACTGCAGCCCGGTGATTATGTGTATTTTGAATTCACATTTGTAAACTATGAAGCTGATGGTTTTACAGTAGCTTCTTTCAATCCAAGTATAGTAACACAAATAGTTGCAGGCAACGGAAGCAATACGGCTTCGATTATAGGCATCAATAGTGCTACGGTTACAGTTGGTCAAACCATAGACTATAAGTTAAACGCACCTGATATGCGTCAAATTGATTTCGTTAATGATGTAATCAAGATGCATAACTGCGCAATAGTTCCTAGTCGCATTGTGCCTAATCGCATTGCTATCGTGCCACAAAATAGTTATTTAGGTACAGGTGATGTAGTTGACTGGACATCAAAACTAGATATCTCAAAAGATGTTGTTATATCAAGCACAGTTGATGTTCAAAAGGCAATATTTCAATTTACGTATACATCAGGCGAAGACGCATATAGCAAGCTTTATCGTGATGCTGGGCGTGTATATGGTGACTTTAAATCGGAAGGGTACACTATTAATCCATCAACTGAGCCTAGCGATTTTGCTATAGGTGAACAAAAGATTACACTTGTATCACGTAGCACACCTGCTGCATTTATACCCGGAACAGGTACACCGATACCTTGTTTTTATAATGAAGATTTGGAGTTTGTTGCACCCGGTCCACGTGCGTTGTTTTATGCTAACGATGAAAATG